TTACTTGTTCTCCTATTATCATCGTATTCAATAACTACTTCACATGTGTTATCTTGCACTTCAGCTGCATAAAGCATAACCATATCAGGTGAGTTTTTTAAATCATTTCTATCTATTTCTAACATAGGTTTAGAGCTTTCATTTTTATCAAAAACTAATCCTCTCATATTATACACTATTAAATCTATGTGATTTTCCACTCTCATGAAATCACTTACATATTTAACAATTGCATCTAATGATTTATTAAAAGGTACTTTATGGTCAGAGTAATAATTAGTTAAAAGTATATCTTGAACAATATCGGATCTTACTATTTCAAAACCCTTAGGCATGTTCACCTGAGCGTAGTACAAAACTTTTTTACTTAATATTTTTTTCTTAATCCTCATTATTTAATATACCCATGATACATATGTATATCTTGTTCCTTTCGTAATTTCAGTGACTTTATGAGGATATAAAAAATTAGATGGGAAAATAATTACATCCCCTGCTTTTAAATTATATTTTTTGTTTTCAAACATAATTAAGTTACCACCTTTATAATCATCATTCAAAGCTCCTATGATTGATAGGGTTGGTATACCTTTAATTACGCCATCAAACATGTCATGTATATGATCACAATGTTCAGCCATTAAAGTTCCTTTTTTATATTTATTATACTTTAGTTTAGTATAGCCATTCCAACCTGGAAACCAGTGAAACTTAAATTTCTTAACATACTTATCAATTGCATACCAAAGGTGCTCTCCAATTTCATCATGAGAGTCTATAAAATGATAACTTGTTTCTAATTCTTTTTCATGACTTAGAGTTTTATGACTATTCTCTTTATAATCATAAAACTTAAATTGTCTCCAATCAGCTTCTTTTAGTTCTTGTAAAGCTTTCTTACACAGTTTTTTTGGAACTGCATTTTTTATTATGACTACGTAATTTTCTAATTTATTTAGTTTCATTATTTAACCTTATATTACCCGATACAGAAATTCTGTAATCGTCACTTGTATAAAAAGGAAACACAGTATGAATTTGTTCTGAAGGAAACATAATTATTTTTCCTTCAAAGCTTTTATCTATAGCCAAACATTGCACAAATATCTTACCTAAAGTATTCGTATTTACAAAAGCAAACTTAGAAGTATGGTTATGACCTTCATGATTTAAAGCAGGGTAAAGACTTTCTTCTTCTTTTAAATCATATGGTATCTTTAAATAAATTACAAAACTAAAAACACCTGAGTGTTTATGTGGTGGATTAAATTCATATTTCTTTTGAAAATTAACCCATAGATCATGTAGTTTATATGGCACTGCTTTAAAAAGCATTTTTACATTTGTTCCATAATTTAAAATATTACGTTGTGGTAAACAGCTTTTATATAAAAAATTTTCAAATTCAGCTGATGTTTCTGTGTAGTAATACTCTTCTCTTATATGACCTATTAAATCAATGTTAGCAGCTCTGCCTTTTTTTCTAGCTTTTTCCGCACCTTTTATTAACCATTTCATTATTGGTTTTGGAACCTCTAGAGTCATGGCTCCATGTTTTTCTATTATATGTTTTGATGATTCCCAATTTGTCATTCTTTTATAAACCAGTTTGGCAGACCTACACAAGGTCTTCCATCGTATATATTTTTTTCTGATCCTTTCTTTTTAACATCTGTGTAATGTAAAAACAACTGAACACATAGATTTCCTTGTAAAGGCTCTCTCCAGTGTTCTAAAATATCTCCTCTGTAAATTACCATATCACCAGGTTTAAGGTCAAATTTTTTACCTTTGTTATTTCTACCACCTGTAATATCAACATATATTGGCCATTTATCACCGCCCAAAAAAATAGTCGTAGTTACTTCACAAGAAAATCTATCTACATGTCTTGTAAGCTCATCTCCTTTTTTGTAATTCCTGTGGTATGAATAGTTAGGATATAGTTTTAAATTAGTTTTCTTTTCAACTATATCTTGCATTCTAAGTAAAATAGTATCGCCTGCAATGTCTCCATAATTTCCATATGCACCTGGAACTTGACCACCATCCATACTTTCATAGTAACCTAACATTTGTTCAAAAGGAGATATGTATCTTTCTTTACAAGCTATGTCATAAACTTTTTGTTTTATTAAAAAATAATTATAAAGAAAATTTGCAAGTTCTCTCGGAACTGCTTCTTTTATAAAAACGTATTTCTCTTTTTTAAAACTAGCCATTACTAAATTTTCTCACAGCTTGAATATTAAAATGAATAAATCTAAAAGGGTCCACACCTAAATCAACTGTAAATTGATGAGTAAGATACGCAGGAAACATTATAAATGTACCCGGTGATGGCATTACATGTATACGATCAACACCTGAATTTAAATCTTTAGGATTTTTCATAGGAAGTTGTGCCATTAATTTACCAGCTCTTGGATCATGAAAAACAGGATAAGAAGTTCTTGGTGAACATTTTAAAAAATAAAAGCCACTAACATGATTATCGTAATGACAGTGAGCATCATGATGACCTGCTCCTAATCTAGAAAATTCTTGTGCCCAAAATTCAGTGATTGTGAGTATGTATTTCGATGTATCATAACCCATATCTTTTAAAAGTTGATCTGAACTTTCTCCTATAAAATATTGTAGATTTTCTAGTCCTCTTAAATTTACTAGGCTCCCTGTGTGGTGAGTCCAACCAAAATCACCTTTTTTAATTTTATAAAGTTTATCTCTTTTTTTAAAGAGAATATCGTTATCTTTTTTTGCTTTTTTAATTAAGGGGTCACAAGCTTTATTAACTGTAGACAACCATTCTGGTTTTTCTACCCTATAGATAGGTGTTGAAAAAAAGTTTTCATATTTTAATTCTTTCATTTATATCTATCTCCTTGATTCCAAATTACTAAAGAATATCTTTTTCCTTTTGTTACTGGTGTTACTCTATGCCATATAAATGAGGGAAATACAACCACAGAACCTTGAGGTTTTATTTCCTTACATCTAAAGAAGTTATCTTTCTTTTTTGCCATAGGGTTAAAATTACAAAACTCCAATTCGCCACCTTCATAATCTTGTGGTTCTGATAATGTGCACGTTACAGAAAGTTTTCTTATGCTTTTTCTGTAATCTGTAAATTGATCATAATGCCAATCATAATACTCACCTTCACCATATTCAGTGAATTGACAACACTCTGCTCCCGTAAGATCAAAATTCCACTGTGCTTCTTTATTAGCATGTCTTACATAAGGCATTATTTCTTTATAAATCCAGCCATCATCTAACCAAACAAGATTTGACTTTCTTCTCTTTTGTAAATTTTTTATATCTTTTTTGGAAAGATTTTTCTTTTCATAACTACCTGTCAAGCCCATTTTCTTTTTATGTCTATTAGCATAATTAATAAGTTCATTACAAAACCTAGGTGTTAAGGCTGAGGGAAAATACCAATAAGCATGTTTGTATATCATATATTTATTTCTTTATATTGACTTTTTTAACATAGTGTATACTAATTGTCCACTGAAAGATATTATGCATTTTCCAACGTTAGTAGTTGATAATTTTTTTGATAATCCTCAACAAATAATAGATTGTTCTCAAAAGCTAGAATTTAAAAACTTACCGGACAAAAGATGGGCAGGGTTGCGAACAGACAAAATTCATGAGGTTAATTATGATCTCTTTGATTATGTAACAAAAAAAATAATGTCTTTATTGTTTCCACATGATTCTAAAAATATGATTTGGCAAACTGAAATGTATTTCTCTAAGACTAATCCTCAAGATACTAAGTACCCTGATTGGGCACACAAAGATAGTGGCGCTGAGTTTACAGCTATTATGTATTTGAGTGATCATAGTTGTGGTACAAACATATGTCATTTTAAAAAATCATTACAATTAATTAATGATGTTTCAGCGCAGTTTGATTATTACAGAAATCCTACTAACGACATTCCTAATTCTAAGAAAGAAATAGACAGCAAATTTGAAGATACTATATCAGTTAAAGGTAGGTTTAATAGACTTCTTATTTTTGATGGTAGTTCATGGCACAGGCAACAGAAGTTTACCAAAGAAGATTTTAAATCAGGTAAAGATAGATTAATGTTAATAGCATTTTTTCATGAAGTTACTAAACAAGGAGGGACTGGTAGAGTTTTATTTCCAATAACAGAAATGAAAAGATTTTAATGTATCAAGAATTTGTTAAAAACTTAACTGATATTCATTATGCCTCCAAACAACAAATTGCAAAAGAGTCTTGGCACGTTGAAGGCATCTTAAAAGACAGGTCTAATGAAAAATTAAAGTTTGATTTACGTCCTATAAAAAACAATATGAAGACAGGAACTTTTAAAAGCAAAGCCGATAAGATGGTTTTTGACATAAAAGACCAGTGGATTATAGTTGATATAGAAGAATTACATGAATATTTAAAAGAAAATGATTTAAAAGACGTTCATTTAGACAGTTTGATATCTAAGCTAGATTGGAATATAATACTACCAAAAATGTAAAAAGCATATATAATGAGGTACTATGCTTCAAAAACTTAATTTTAAACCTGGATTTAATAAACAAGCCACAGACTCAGGGGCTGAGGGCCAATGGGTAGATGGTGATTTTGTTAGATTTAGATATGGGCTTCCAGAAAAAATAGGTGGTTGGGAACAATTAACTGTTGCTCAAGAAACCTTACCGGGAGCAGCTAGGGCACAGCACGCTTTTACAAGTTTTAAAGGTGAGAAATATGTAGCCATAGGAACATCACAAGGTTTGTTTTTATACTACGATGAAGCCTTTTATGATATTACCCCACTAGATGCACAGATATCTGGGACAGCCACTTTTGATACAGTGCAAGGGTCCGCTGATGTAACTGTTAATCTAACTTCTCATGGACTTCAAGCAGGTCGATATATAACTTTCAATACTATGTCTGTTACTCCAAACGGATTTACTTCTTCATCTACCTTCACAGATGGAGCCTTTGAAATTAGAAACGTAACTAATAATACTTTTGATATTACTGCACCCACAGTTGCAGTCAACCCTGGAGGAAGTGCAACAGGATCAGCGACTGTACAGCCTTATGTAGAGGTTGGTCCTACATTTCAAACTGCTGGTTATGGTTGGGGCACATATCAATGGAACACTGGAACATGGGGAACAGCTAGAACGGTAAGTAACGTGGTTCTGGATCCAGGAAACTGGAGCCTTGATAATTTTGGTGAAGTATTAGTTGCTACAATATTTAATGGTAAAACTTTTACGTGGGATGCAGGGGCTGCAACTCCTAGATCTATTCGAGCATCTACAACGACTACAAATTTTAACACTACAAACAATCCAACCAAATCAAGATTAACGTTGGTATCAGATAGAGATAGACACTTGTTTCACTTTGGAACAGAAACAACTATCGGTGACTCTCTAACTCAAGATCCTATGTTTGTAAGATTTTCTAATCAAGAGGACTTAAATACCTACACACCTACAGCAACGAACACTGCTGGTACATTTAGACTAGACACAGGAAATAAAATTGTAGCTGCCATACAAGGTAAGGATTATGTATTCTGTTTAACAGATCAAGCAGCTTATGTAATTCAATTTGTTGGACCGCCTTTTATTTTTTCTGTAAGACAGGTGGGTACCAATTGTGGTTGTATTGGTCCTAAAGCTGTGTCGTATGCAAACGGAGCTGTGTGGTGGATGTCAGCTGAAGGTGGTTTTTTTACATTTGATGGTACAGTTAAATCATTACCATGTCTTGTTGAAGACTTTGTATTCAGCACAGATGGAGATAACTTAGGTATAAACTATAATGCTTCAGAAGTTATTTATTCTTCACCAAACGCTTTGTATACAGAAATTAATTGGTTTTATCCTAAATCAGGTTCTTTACAAATTGATAGATGTGTAACTTATAACTATTCAGAAAATGTATTTACAACATCATCTTTAGATAGATCTAGTTATCAAGACCAAGGAGTGTATAGTCTGCCTTATGCAACTGATTACAATTCTACAGACACACCTGTATTTTCGGGAATATCTGGTCTTACTAATTTATATGGTGCATCTATCTACTACGCTCACGAAATAGGAGATGATCAAGTCAATAGCTCAGGGACTACATCTATTGATGCGTTTATTAAATCTGGAGATTGGGATATTACATCTAGACGAAGCGCATTAGGTCAAGCAACAGGAATAGTTGATTACAGAGGAGATGGAGAGTTCTTCATGTCCGTCAAACGATTTATACCTGATTTTAAGTATTTAAGAGGTAATTCAACGG